AGAAATCAGGTCGTGAAACCGATTTTTACATTGATTCCGCCGCCACCAGCACGGAAGAGATCGGAAACGGAGTCCATTACGGCACGAGGAGAAAGTTAAAGGAGCAGGGGATCCCCTGCGGGGATCACCGGGCGGTGCAGCTGAGGCGGTCGGATTATAGCAAATACGATTATCTGATCGGAATGGATACATGGAACATCCGGAATATGATGCGTATTCTTGGAGATGACAGAGAGAAAAAAGTATGGAGGCTTCTGGATTTTTCAGAGAATCCACGGGATATTGCGGATCCCTGGTATACCGGAAATTTTGATCTTACCTATGAAGATATTGTGGAAGGATGCC